GTTCCGCAGCGCTCGATGGCGGCGACGCTGCTGCTGTCGGGCTGCCGCATTGGCGTTGCGTGCGATTCAGACGATGTGCTGCGCTGCCTCGATACCTGGGGCATTCCGCGCAAGCGGCGGGTCAAGGTGGCGGCGTAAATACAGGAGGTGACATGGCACAACTAGCAGAAGCATTCCGCGAGGCAGGTTACGTTCCAACCGACGAACGCTTGCTGCAAATCGCTATTGAAGTGCTGGCGGCTTATCCCAACCCAGGAAGTTCCGCTGCGCAGGAGGCGCTCTTTGCCAACATCGTGCGCTCGGCGGACTTCTTGAACGAAGTATATGCGCCATTCCGCAGTCAGGCGATGGCGCGTTATCTCCGGTTTGCGCTTGCCAGGATCGAGGAGGCGGCGCCCGCGCCGCGGCGCAAGGCGCCGGGAAACGGCTCGCGCCCTGTTGTCGAGATGCAGGAAGCAGCACGTGAGATGGAACGAAGGAAGGCGGAGGCGCGGGACAAAGAAAGGCGCGAGCGTGAGCGGCATGAGCAATACGTCGGCGTGATTGCTGCATGGATGGCCACCCCGGCGGCGCACTACAAGATTGACGACCAGCCGTTCTGGTATGCGTCAACCAGACGGGGGCACCAGTCCTTGGTGCATGACAAACACGAAATACGGTTCAAGGAGTTGTTGCTGGCCGGATTGCCGGAGGATGATCACCCGATCGGCTTTTATCGGCGCCCGGACGAGATAGCCGCCATGTGGGAAGCGGCGCATGAAGCAGGATAAGAGCCCGGATACTCTCCGGGCATATGCCAGCGACTGGCGGGATTTCCTGGCGTGGTGCGTCGCGGATGGCGCGTCACCTCTGCCCGCCGATCCGGCGACTGTCATCCGCTACTTTGGCGTCTGTGTGGTTGCTGAGAAGACGCAAATGACGATTAGACGGCGCGCCTGTGCCATCGCTTACCATCACCATCGTTTCGGCGTCATGAGCCCCACGTTGCATTATGATGTTCGCGAGTTCCTGGCCGTTATGCGGAGGAATTTGCGGAAGCCCCGACAGGCACGAGTGATCTCCGAAGGCGCTGTGCTTCGCATGTTGGCGCTCTGTCCCGACACGTTGATCGGCAAGCGCGACCGTGCATTGCTGGCGCTTGGCTTCACCGATGCGATCCGGCGCGGTGGTGCGTTCCGTCGCGCCGAGCTGGTGGCGCTCAACGTTGGCGATCTGGCGCAGTTTCGTGTGCCCTATGCGTGCAGACTGCGGCCGCTTGAGACGGCACAGGCGTGGTTGACCGCTGCCGAGATCAGCAACGGGCCGGTGTTCCGAGCGGTGAACATGGGCGGCAGGATCAGCACCGAGCCACTGGTGGACGGCAGCGCTGCGCGGATCGTGAAGCGGTACGCCCGCCGGGCCGGCATCGACTCCATCGGCCTGCAACTGAGTGCGGCCGCATGACCGCGAAATACGTCGGCACGATGCAGCGCGGCGATGAGCAGGGCGTGATCGTGGGCACGCTGCGCGACGAGTGGGGCTGGGTGATCGAGCTGCGCGGCACCTATGACGCCCAGGCGCGGCAGTATGTGCTCACCGGCGAGCTGGGCGCCCCGCCCGAGGGGCTGCGCATTCCGCTGCTCGATGGCGAGGTGACGCCGTGAGCGCGTCATTGCGGGACTCAGCGCCATACGCCATAAGCAAAGACCCCCCGGTGTTTCCGCACCGAGGGGCCTGTAACTTTAACCAGCTGGCAGCTGGACATGCGGGAAAGGAAGTCTGCACCCCCTTTTCGCACGGACCGGTTGCCCGCGCAAGCGGAGCTATGTCCCATGACCATCTGTCAAATCCAGGTGCTGGTAGCATCGCGCTACCGGCTATGCGTGCGCGAGCTGCTGTCGCGGCGACGGGCGCAGCAACTCGTCCGGCCGCGCCAGATCGCTATGTGGCTGGCACAGAACATCACGCCGTGCAGCCTGCCGGAGATCGGTCGGGCGTTCGACCGGGATCACACGACCATCGCGCATGGCGTTGGAAAGGTGGACGAATTGATGCGCCTCGACGCGACGTTCGCGGCGACGGTGCTGGCGCTGATGGCCGAGCTGTCACCGGCCGCCACCGCGGAGTTCCGCGCCGTCCGGGGGATCTCGGCATGACGCCGAGCGGGTGGGGCGAGGACGCCCAGGGCCGCGATGCAGGCCATGATGAGATGCAGGCTCGGTGCTATCGCGACTGGCTCAAGCGGATAGAGAAGGGCTTTACCCTGGGTGGCTCGAAGTTCTTGGCCGACAAGGTTTATGTCGAACACCCGTTCACGGATGCTGGGCGACTTATCGGGTTTGCGGATATTGCAGTGCGATTTGTTGCGGATGGCGACAGGCCAGAATGGTTCTGGTGGTATGAGGAAATCAAACCAAGGATTTATTCGGTCGGCGCTGTAATTCGTCAGTGTGAAGCGACAGAAGTAAACGCGCTGCGCGCCATCAAGAGTTCGAGGCGCGCCAATGGATATCACCGTCGGGAACCTGACTTTGTAGTTTACGCGATAGTTTACGAGGATGATCCAAAGGCAGCGCTGCTGAAGGAATTGTATCCTACGACAATCCCTATCAGCCGGGAGGCCACGCCATGAGCAATTGCCATCGCTGGTCGAAATTCTGGTGGCAGGACTGGCAGAGCGATGCAGCGCTGCGGCTGTGCAGCCTCGGCGCCCAAGGCTACTGGATGCGGCTGCTGTGCATCGCCCACGAGGCCGAGACGGTTGGCCATGTGCTGATCAACGGACGCCAGCCGACCGCCAGGCAGCTCGGTGTGCTGACCGGCGCCACCCCCAAGGAACAGAAGCAGTTCGAGGCCGAGCTGGAGGACAACGGCGTCTTCAGCCGCACCGACGATGGCACGATCTATAGCCGCCGTATGGTCAAGGATGCGGCTGATGCACAACTAGGGCGCGAGAGCGCCGAGAAGCGATGGGGGCCAAAAAGCACCCCTCCGCCGAAGGGAAATGGGGCGCTATACCCCAATGCCCCCCCCAATGGGGTCCCCAATGGCAAACCCAGTAGCAAACCCACTGGGGACCCCAATAGCGACCCCAATGCTAAGAGTCAGACTCAGAGTCAGAGGTCAGAAGGGAAGAAAGTAAGTGCTTTAAATAACTTACTTTTATACCCGGTACTCGCGCGCGAGGAGCGAACCGCGGCACAAATCTGGGCCGACCGCGAGGCGGCTGAGCTGGAACTGCGAGCCGCTGGGCCAGTCGGCGGGCTCGCTGTGGCGATCGGAAGCGGCCTCCACCACATCGCCTGGGCACCCGGCTGGTCACCCAAACGCACGGTCGAGGAGCAGCGCCAGGCGGTCGCGCCGAAGCCGAGCGTGCAACCGGCTCACCTCAGTGACGAACAACTTGCGGTTGCACGCGCCAGAGCCAGGGTCAGGGCAGTCGGATGAGCGAGCACGACAAGCGCGAGGCGGCGCTCGCCGACATCGAGGCGTCCTGGCGCGACATCAGCGAAATCCAGGTCTACGCCAAACTGCGAGCGCTCAAGGACCATCCGCAGCGCATGCTATTCGGGAGCATCCTGGCGTCCGCCTTGCGCCGTCACGCGCCGCGCATGCTCGCGCTCCTGCCGCCTGAGTTCCTCGATACCACCGACGACCACACCAGGCAGGACGCCGCGGAATGATCACTCAGCCGCCCGTGGCACTTGGCGTCGCCGCCAGCCCTTCGGTGGCGGTAGCAGGGCGTGGCTGTCCCGCAGCACACGCAACCACCGGGCAATCTCCGGAGGCACCACAGCGCGCCCTGACGCCCAGCGCGTGGGGATGTCGTGGTCACACCCCAGCAGGTTGGCCAGATGACGCCGCGACCACCCCAGAGCGTCGAGGGCGGCCGCAAAGTCGGGGCCGGTCATGCGCCAGCCTCCAGCGCACCCACCCGACGCGCCAGACGCTCGTGCCGCGAGTGCATCGCCCGAACCTCGACCGTCAGCGCCGTGACCGCACCCTCCACCCGAATGCAGATCGCCGTCAGCACCGTCAGCTGGTCACGGAACTCGCCAACCTCGTCCAGCAGCTTCGCCTGCTGCCGCCCCAGGAACTCCAACGTCGTCGGCTGCTCACTCATCGCTCAGCCCTCCACACAGTTGGCTGTCCAGCCCTCGGGCATGCCGATCACGTCCAGCACGTGCGTGCGATGCACAATCGCCCGGTAGCCCATGCGCTCGATGTCAGCAGCCTGCTTACGGGCCTCGGTCTCGGTCGGCACCGCAAGGCAGCACTTCCATACGCAGTTCTCGGTGCCGCCGGTCCGGTAAACGATGGTGAAAGTGTCGGTCATCGTCGCTACTCCGTTGTGCGTGGATTACATGCGGCCGATGCGAGTGACGATCTTGCCACCCTCAATCTGCGGCACCTTGAAGTGCTTGCTCGTGCCAGCCTCGCGCGCCTTAACCTCAGCAATCAGCGCCTCGATGTGGCCCACAGGCGCAACGCCGCAGGGGTGAATGCCAAGCTGGTAGTCAATCACCGCAATCTTCAGCTGCTCGGTGGTGTAGCCGGGGAACTTCCGGTTCTGGCGTCCTGTGTCCATTCTCGTTACTCCGTTGTGCGATGGAAAGGAAAGCGGCCCTCAGGCCGCCTCACACACGATTCGGCCCTTGCCGTGGTTCTTGCCGCCGCAGCTGCATTCGCACTGCATCGTCCGGCCCGTCGCGTTCATGCACCGCGCATCGCACTCGTGGTTGCTGGGCATCGACTTCCGCCGCACCACCCGTGTGCAACGCACCCAACCCGTCGCTTCCGTGTAAATGCGCGGCAGCTTGTTCCAGCCCTGGTCGTAATCAGCGCTGTCAATCCGCAGCACCGTTTCGCCGGTCGGCAGGTCTGCGAGGAAAATGTGCTTGGTCATCGTCGCTACTCCGTTGTGCGTTCTCGATGTCGCCAATATGACGCCATCCGCGGCGGTTGTCAACGACAAAATGGCGACATGAGCAAAAATAACTGCTATGCATTTCAAGGAGTTATGGGGCAATGAGCGAAGCTGCCGAAATCTCGGCTAGCCGAGGGCGAACCATGAGCCCTAACTCACTGGCAAACCTGCGGCCGTTCAAGGCAGGCGGTCCGTCAGGCAATCCAGCAGGCAGGCCGCCAGCACTCGTCGATATCGCAGCGCTCGCTCGTGAGCATGGCCCGCGATGCATCGAGGTCGCTGTTGCACTGCTCGATGATCCCGATCCGCGCATTCGCTTGGCAACTGTGAATGCGCTGCTCGATCGCGGTTTCGGACGTCCAGTGCAAACGATTGGTGGAGGAGATGATGCTGCCAGCATCACTTTTCTGCATCTAATTGCCGCCAGGGCGTCATCCGATGCGCTCAACAATCGCGTGTTCGATGCTGAGCATACAGACGTATCTACGGATACAAACGACACTACGAACGTAGATACAGCTACAAAGCGCAATCTAATGGAACCAGCTACGGAATAGGAGGACCTAATCATGTCTGGATTGCTCGGCCCAGCCGTTAACCGCGTGCTGGCCAAAACACCAAAGTCCACGCCAGTCAGCGGCAAAGGCTTGAGCCCGATCGCAAAGGCCACGCTGTCAACCGCGCTCGCCGGCATCGCGCGCAATACTGGCGTATCCACATCGCCGCAGCATCAGTCAGGCGCGCTCAAACCAGGCATGCCGATAGCACCGAAACAGCGCACGCCGCCCGTGCCGCGTCGCGCTAAGTGAGCCACCACGCGCCATTGCTGGCCTGCTGCGCGCTGCTCATCGTGCTGATGCTCGCGAGCGTGTCGTAATATGGTCCTAACCCTGCAACACGCTGACGACTTCGACTGGGCCGATGCGATCGGGCAGAGCGCCAATCCGTTCGCAACAGCCATGTCGCGCTATAACCGTGCCCCCGTGGCGTTCGTCCGCGAGGTGCTGAAGGCAGAGCCCGACAAGTGGCAGATCGATGCACTGCGCGCCCTGGCTCGTGGCCATACACGCATCAGCATCCGCAGCGGTCATGGCACTGGCAAGAGCGCATTCGCAGCGTGGGCGCTGGTGTGGTTCGCCAACACACGCGCGCCGTTCAAGGCAGTCGCGACAGCGCCGACATCGCCGCAGCTGTTCGACGTGCTGTGGCCCGAGATGCTCAAATGGCACAAGACACTGCCCGAGCCGTGGCAGGCGCTGTGGGATCTGACGAGTGACCATCTGAAACTAAAGAGCGATCCAGAGTCATTCGTGACTGCGCGCACATCTCGACCAGAGACGCCCGAGAGCATGCAGGGCGTCCACAGCAGCAACGTGCTGCTGGTGTGCGACGAGGCGTCCGGCATCGCAGAGCCGGTGTTCGAGGCGGCGGCTGGATCGATGAGCAGTGCCGGCGCAACCACCATCCTGATCGGCAACCCGACACGCAGCTCGGGCTTCTTTTGGCGCACGCACGCCATGGAGCGCGATCGCTGGTTCACCATGAAGGTGAGCGGCCTGGACTCGCCGCGCGTTACGAAAGAGTTCATCGAGGAGCACGCACAACGCTACGGATTAGACTCTAATGCATATAGAATTCGCGTGCTGGGAGAGTTCCCGAGCGCCGATGACAACACACTCATTGGCGCTGAGTTGGTCGACAGCGCCATGCTGCGAGACATCGCCATCGATCTGTCCGCACCTGAGATATGGGGTGTCGACGTTGCCAGGTTCGGCGACGATAGCAGCACCCTCGTCAAGCGTCGTGGTCGTGTGGTGTTTGAAATGCCACGCAGTTGGCGACAGTTTGATACCATGATGCTGGCCGGCGCGATCAAGAGCGAGTGGGACATGTCGCCCAACAGCCGGCCCATGCTCATCGCCATCGACAGCATCGGCATAGGCGCGGGTGTGGTGGACCGGCTGACCGAGCAGGGCCTGCCGGTGCTGGGCATCAACGTGGCCGAGGCGCCGAGCACGACTGGGCGATACGCCAGACTACGCGACGAGCTGTGGGTGCGCGCACGCGAGTGGCTGGAGGGGCGCAACGTGCGGCTGCCTAGGCACGAGCGGCTGCGGGATGATCTGGTGGCGCCGCGGTATGCGTTCCTGTCGGACGGACGCATCCAGGTCGAGAGCAAGAACCAGATGCGCGCCAGAGGGCTGCCATCCACCGATTTCGCGGACGCGCTCAATCTCACGTTTGCGCAGGCTGGGCTGATGACCTCGAGCAGCAACGCCGCCTGGATGTTCGACAGCGCGCCGGTGATGGGCGCAATACCGGGCACGGAGTGATGGTGGTCAACGACCGCACAAGGAGGGTTCTGGCAAACCGGCGGACCGAGCGCGACTGGACTGCTGAGGGGTTTATGGAAGTCTCTGGCCACACCAACCCGCTGTGGAAGTTCGACCGTGGCTATTGGGGGCGTGATGGCCGGAGGATTACCGAGGTCCGGATAGCTCCAAATGGGCACGATTTGTGGATCAAGGTCAGCGAGCCTGACGCAATACCGGGCACGGAGTGAGCAATGAGTGGCACGATCGATCCGCAGGTGCTGCAGCAGGCGATGATGCTGGCGGGCACGCAGGGCATGGGGCAGACGCAGGGCTTGCTGGGCCTGCCGATGAGCATTCCGCAGGGCACCATGATCCCGCAGGGCCAGGTGCAGGCCAACAACGCGGGGCTGGGGCAGCTGTATAACGCGGTGAGCCAGTATGCGTTGAACGGGCAGGATCCGGGGTTGCCGCATCCGTTCCTCGGGCAGTTGGCGCCGAGCATGTATCCCGACTGGTCGCCGATGCATCAGCTGGCGGGGATAGCGGCGTCGCGGTCGGCGCAGTCCGACCAGGCGGCGATCAATGCGCTGCTCAATCCGCAACCGACAGGGCCGCCGCCGCTGACGGACGAGGAACTGGCGCGGCTGAATGCCAGGACTGGCAACGAGGCGGGCGGCAACGATAATTCCGGCGGCACCGATAGCAGCTACTGATGACACATCGTAGGATGCACACGCCATGAGCGGCACAGAAGACAGGACGACTTGGGAAATAGCACAGGAGACGCTCGATAAGCTGACCACCAGGAAGGCGAGAAAGGCGCGTCTCCGTCAACTGGAGGCGTCTGCCAGTGATTACGTAGACATACCTACTGCGATTGTGTTGGGTGTTCTTGTTGCTGAGCTGAAGCATCATCAGAAGATGACGGCCAAGCAGATGTGTGACGAGATGTATGATGCCCTTGCGATTGGAGACTTGAGCGGGGCCATCAGGCTCGTTCCAGTCGACTTGACATGAGCGGCACGATGCCACCGACCGGGCCACCGCAGTTGCCACCGCAGTTGCCGCCGCAGTTGCCGCCGCAGATGCTGGCGCAGCTGTTGCAAGCCCAGCGGATGCAGCCGCCAGGCGCGCCGCAGGGCATGCCGATGCCGCCTGGTATGCCAGGGCCACAGCAGTTTCCACAGCAACAGCAGATGCCACAGCTGGGCGCGCCACCGTTCCAGCCGGGCCAGGGGCTGCTGGCGCAGAACGATGCGCGCTACCAGCAGCAGACGCCGCCGGGCCAGCCGCCGCCGATGCCGCAGGTGCCGGGCTTGTTGCGCCCGGTCGGTGTGCCGACGACTGCCAGCCACGCGATGATGTTCCTGCAGAAGGCGCCGGACGACAACGACATGCCGGACGACGCGACGCAGCTGCTGCCGCCGCAGGTGCGGAGCTACGCCGCGATGCTGCGCCAGACCGTGCAGCCGGAGGGCATCCCCTGGCAGCAGGAGATCATCTACCAGAAGCTCGGCAAGACCGACCGCGAGATCGAGGGCGTCGCACAGTATTATTACAAGATAGCACAGAACTACGACATGGCGTTGTCGCGTGATCGCATCACGGCCAGCGACTATTACGCCGGCCGGCCGCTGGGCGATGAGGTGAAGGGGCGAAGCAGGCTGGTGATGACGGTGGTGCGCGATACCATCCGCAGCACCTTGCCGAGCATGCTGCGGGTGTTCACCGGCGTCGAGGATCCGGTGTCGTTTGAGCCGATCAGCAGTGAGATCACCGGCAATGACGCGCTGGCAACGACGCTGTCGCGGCAGGCGACGGACTATGCGCGCTGGGCGCTGTTCACCGCCAACCACGGCTGGCAGGTGCTGCACGATTGCTTGCTCGATGCGTTGACGCGCAAGGCGGGCTGGGTGAGGTGGCACTGGGGCAAGAAGCAGCAGCAGCGGACGGAGACGTGCGAGGGGTTGTTGCTGCCGCAGTTGCAGCTGCTGCTGAGCGAGCCGGGCATTGAGGCGCAGCGCATCGTGCGCCGGCCGATGACGCGGGACGAACAGCAGGCGGCGGCGAAGTCGCCTGATGGCGGCATGTATTTCCAGCAGGGTGGCGCGCCGGAGTATTGGAGTGCTGTCATCACCCGCACGGCGATGCAGGCATGGCCGGTGGTTGAGGCGATCCCGGCGGAATGCGTGTGGGTGGTGGCCGACGCTGATACCGTGGAGAGCGCGCGCGGGATTTTCCATGTGCGTGATGTTACGGCATCCGATCTGATTGAGATGGGGCTGCCGGAATACGACGTGTTGTCGCACGGCGATACGATGATGCAGGGGCGGCAACGGCGGGAGGCGATTGCGCGCGATCCGGCGCTCGGTGCCAACCTGCGGGCGGGGCCGCCAAACGACCGCAGCATGGCGCTGGTGAGATACGTCGAGGGCTGGATCCGCTGCGACGCCGACAACGACCACCACGCCGAGCTGCTGCATGTGCATATGCTGGGCAATGCGGCGGAACTGATCCAGTGGGAGCGCGTCGACGAAATACCGCTCGCGTGTTTCACGCCGTATCGCGAGCCGGGGCGCGTTATCGGCTCATCGCAGGCCGACATGGTGATGGACCTGCAGCGCATTGAGACACGGGTGATGCGTGCCACGCTCGACAGCCTGTCGCAGAGCATGTTCCCGCGGACGGTGGTGACGCTGGGCCAGGTCAATATGGCGGACGTGCGCCAGACCGCCGTTGGCTCCGTCATCCGGGTGGCGCAGCAGGGTGCGGTGACCGAGTTGGCGCGTCCGTTCGGTGGCCGTGAGGCGCTGCCGGTGCTGGAGGTGCTGGAGTCGGTGCGGGAGAGCCGGACCGGCATCACGCGCGCATCGTCGGGGCTCACGATCGATCAGCTGCAATCAACCGCCCCCATCGCGGTGAGCCAGCAGGCCAACAACGCGCAGGATCGGCTCGACATGATGGCGCGGACGTTGGCCGAGACGGGGCTGGCGCCGCTGTATAGCGGGCTGCTGAAACTGATGGCGAGCCATCAGGACCGGCCGAACGTTATCCGCATCCGCGGCGAGTGGGCGACGATCGATCCGCGCGCGCTGAATACCATGTGGGAAGCGACGGTGAACATCGGCGGCAAGGGCATGCCGATGGAGCGGCTGGCGATGCTGGCGCAGCTGGCTCAGAAGCAGGAGATGATCATCCAGCAGGGTGGATTGAACAACCCGCTGGTTGGAATTCCGGAGTATCGCAACACGCTGGCGCGCATGCTGGAGACGGTGAACATCTCGGATGTCAGCAGCTACTTCAAGCCGTTGCCGCCGGGCTGGCAGCCGCCACCGCAGCAGCCGCCGGGGCCGACCGACAGCCAGTTGTTGGCGGCAGCGCAGCAGCAGAAGAACGCGGCGGACCTGGAGACCGATCGCGGCAAGGCCCAGACCGACCGGGCCAAGATGCTGGTGGAGGACGATCGCGAGCGCGACAAGGCGGCGCTGGATGCGTGGAGCACGACCTGGGTTGCCGCCGCGCAGTACGGCACGCCGGTGCCGAGCCTGACGCAGTTCCAGACCGCGATGCGCAGCAAGGCGCCGCAGATCGGGCTGATGCCGAACGTGCCGCCGCCGATGTCCCCGCAGCAGCCCGCGACGGGGCAGCCGGCGCAGGGACCGCAGCCGCCGCCTGGAGGCCAGCCACGGCCGCCGGGACCGCCCCCGCAGCAAATGCCGCCGCAGGGCATGATGCCGCCGCAGCGACCGCCTGGCGCCCCGCCGATGCCACCAGACCCAGCGACCGCGATGGCAGCCCAGCGTGGCCTGGCGACCGGACAGATGCCGAGCGCGTATGGCCAGATTGCTAACCGGGCGATCTCCAGCGCGCTGTTCGGTATGGGCGGTCCCCGTATGCCGCCGCCGGGTGCCGGCCAGGGCGCAGGACCGCCAGGGCCATGAGCCGTTGACGCGGGAGAGTACCGAGCGAAGGGAGCGAGCCAGCAGCCGCGAGAGTGCCGATACCGGAGAGCGAGCCGAGTCTGCGGAGAGTGCCGGGTCTGAAGAGCGAGCCATTCGCAGCGAGAGCACCGTGATGCTTGAGCGAGCCGCTCACTGAGAGAGTGCCGCGGGAAGAGAGCGAGCCGAGGTGCACGAGAGTGCCGAGTCTACAGAGCGAGCCGTGCCCGCAGAGAGCACCGAAAAGTCGGAGCGAGCCGTGCGCGAGGAGAGTGCCGAGCATGAGTAGCGAGCCGTCCTCAGAGAGAGTGCCGCGGGAAGAGAGCGAGCCGAGCCACGAGAGAGCACCGAGTAGTGGGAGCGCACATGACACTGAACGTTGAGCAGACCGAGATTTACGCGAAGCTTAAGAGC